TGAAGACCATTAGCTAGACCAAAATTAAATGTAGATGGAATAGTGAGGTCATATACTTTGGGATGATTCTTAACATCAATCATATTAATTTCAATAATATCATCAAGAACCACATTATTAACTTTAATATTATTATGCGCTTGCGCGGTTTTAGTAAATATATAATTATTATTATTTTTTTGAATAGTTCCATAAATACCATTTCGAGAACATAACATTGCATACCCATAAACCTCTTGTTCTGTTGCAAATTTGGTTTCATCAATATTATTAAATAATTCCATATTAATAGTTTTATTGGTTGCAACTTCATAATACATACTATTATTATGAACTGTCTCAACTGGAGGTTCTGGTAAATATGATGTAACTGGTACAAAATCTCCAACCTTAATCTCGGGAGTTAAGACTTCCTTAAATTGATTCGTCATATTATTCCAAATTAATAAAGACTTGCTTGCAGTAACTGTTACATTTCGCCCTCCACTTGTCTTAATTTCATATAATACTTCACCTGGATCGTGTCGTGTAATTGCCGACACATCACCCCAAGTAACATTACCATCATAATCCATTGTTGGAATATATACTTTATTTTGCAAATCAAGTAATTCCATCTGAAGATATTCCTCATGGGATACTTTATCTTTATTTTGCTCTAAGAGCTTATCAATCCATACACCAATTTCAACATACTTGGGTTGATTATTCTCAATAATAATAATAGGAGTCTCACGAGTTACAGATTTAATGGCCGTGTCGATGAGACCTTCACGACCTGCCATTGTATTGTAGAAAAATTCAAACCCACGTAAACCAGTCATGAACGAATTCTTAACAAAACCACGAGCTTCTGGAGTATCATCATCTTTGTGAAAATACATAAGACTACGACCTTCCATCTTCTTCTTAATACGTACACCCTCAACGTTATTCTGACCAAAACAACCAATAACTTTTGCTACGTTACTTGCATCACCTTTTGCACCTGATTTAGCAGCAGCCCATAAAAAGTTATCTACATTTAAATGAGACATTAACATTTGACCTACCTCAGGACCAATGGTATTAACATCACCAGCTAATGCACTCTCAATTGTAGAATGTGAAAGTTGGTCAGTATCATTTTCATATTGGGTAATATTATATTTTGATTCTAAAATCTTGTTATTTATATATTGTTCAACTATATTAAACATTTTGTTATCAATCATACAATCATTAAAACCCATTGTTTCACCGCGTATCAACAGATAATTAAGAACAAGTCTTTGTGCATCATCAATAAAACGTCTTGTCTTGTTGGGACCATACTTATCCCAAATAAAATGAATAATTGAGTTCTTTGCAAAACTTAACGCTGCCTTATTCAAATGACCCGAAATCAATTTACCATTTTTAATCACAATCCCTGCATTCATATTAATTCCTTCTGGAATAATAAATGAGAAAACTTCGTGACCAGTATATTCCTTATCCATATCAATTGACATTTTAATATCAGATGTTGTATTACATAAAATATTAGCTACTTCCCAACCCTTTAATCTTACACTTGGTTCAGTCAATAAATAAGCTCCTGATAGAGTATCTTGTTGACAACCAATAATAGGACTTGAATCTTTTGCTGATACAATCTGATATTGTACATTTGCAATTAATTTCAACTCATTACGAGCTTGGATAGATTGAGCTAAATGGATATTCATCTCATCACCATCAAAATCTGCATTATAGGGTTTACATACTGACACACTCATACGGAATGTATTCAAGTCATCATTATCAATAACCTGAATCTTATGACCCATCATAGAAGGCTTATGAAGTGTTGGTTGACGATTAAATAATACATAATCGCCATCTACACTATGACGTTCTACAACATCACCATAATTCAAACGAATTGATTTTTTTCTATACTTCAAATCAATCTTTTGAATTTCTTGTTTACCATCACGAAAATTTACACGAAGTACAAAATTAGCCCCTGGGTAATTATCACGACCGTTTTTTACTAATCCTGTCAAGTATTTGATATTATATGGTGTTACCTCCTCAGGAATTGTAAGTTCCATTGCTATCTTCTTTGGAATACCAACCATATCAATATCAATATAAGGGTCTGATGTAATAACTGAACGAGCACTAAAATCTACACGCTTACCCATCAAGTTACTACGAACACGCCCGGCTTTTCCTTTAATACGGTCACTAATTGATTTAGTAGCACGACCACCTGTTTTAAATTCAGTTCGTGGCATACTAGCTGATTCATTGTCAAAATATGTTGCTACATTATATTGTAACAAATTAAAAATATCCTGATTATATGTTGATAATTCATTTGAAACTGTTTCTTTTTCCATTTGTTGTCTTACACGTTTATTTGATGTAATGATATCTGAAATTTTAAGTGTAAGAGAATTTTCCATAGTGGCAGATGTCATAAAATCAATACGAGCAGTAGGTCTAATTGCAACTGGTGGAATGGGAAAAATAGTAATAATCATATCTTCAGGTCGTTGAAGTTTAACATTGAAACCAAGTAAACGACAATCATCATCACTAATATTTCTTAGAATATTATAACAATCACGTGGACTTAATGATTCTTTCGTTTTCTTAATAGCATTAGGGTCTTCCTTATTCGCTTCACCTACAATATCACGCTCAATCATAATCTTTACAGAACCGCTATCTTTTGTATCACGTTTAATTTTAGATACTGCTACACCGCAATTATAACAAAAGTTTGTATTTTTTGTATATGTTTTAATTTCTTTGAATCGAGCTTCTGGTTTCTTTGCAAGAGATTTTTTAAATATAGAATTTGACTTTTCAATTAAAAGATTAGAACATTTTAAACAAATGCATTGAAGAATATTTTTGAGATGATTAATAAAACCAAAATGAAATACTGGTTCTGCTAATTCTGTATGACCAAAATGACCTGGACAATCATTTGATGTCTGTCCACATGTTGTACATGGTAATAAAATATCACAAGGTCCTAATCTCAAGTCTACAAGACCACCTTTCTTTGGTTCATAATTTTCATAAGATTCTGCCAAATCAATACCAAAAGGATCGCTACTAACAGCAGAATAGAGTTTAACATCTTTATTTCTATAAATGCTAAACTCTATTTTTTCAATCTTCTTGATATCCTCACTATAATATGTTGGATTAATAGACATTAATATATGTATACTAGAAATCTTTATAACATAATTTAATATCAAATTTTTTATATTAAATTATAAGAAGCACTAAACTTTTTTTGCTAGATTACTAATCAAATTAAAACTACATGCAAGTTTAGATAATTTTTTATACTCTGGCATAATACCAGATATTGTAATATTATCTATTATTGTATATTTTAATTCATACATATTATTTGTAACTATATTTAGTCTCTCTATTATTACTAATATATTTTCTTCAAAGTAAAATTCTAATTTAGTTGGATATATATATATTTTCTTAATAAGTAAATAATATTGCGATACTCCATTATTAGTAAATCTAATAGCCTCACCATTTTCTGTTATACCGATTGAAATATTTTCATTAATAGTTCTTTCTTCTATAAAACTATCTAATTTATCATAATTAATAGTATTTCCCATTATTAATAGTTTAAAAAAAAATAAAATATAATTATAAATTAAATGTTAGATAAATTAACTAAAGATTTTATTAATAAAATTATTATAGAAATAAATAAACCGAATAATAAAAAAAAATTAGAGAATGATATAATTGCACCTATCTTTACAACTTTTGCTGAAAGAATTTATCCATATGTATCTCTATTATTTATTATGTATTCTCTTAATTTAGTACTCATTATTATTATATTGATTTTAATTATTGTATATAATAAAAAAAATATCTAATATGATATATAAATGGATTCAATTTCTTCAAATGATATGGTTAAATATATTGTTGTAATCGGTCTCGTTTACACTATATTAAAACTTGTTCCTTCTCAAGATTTATCTAATAAAGATTTATTATTAATTATTTTAGTAGTAGCATTTGGTTTAGTTTGTGTTGATTGTTTTATATTCAAGAAAACAGAAGCTTTCGCAGATGCTCTAGGACCTATTCTTAATGTTCCTAAATCAAGTAATACTGGTTTAGGAGCTGTTCCTAAACTACCTAATCCTACTGTTGCCCCTAAAACAACAATGTCACCAACAATGGCGCCAAGAATGTCACCAACAATATCATCACCTAAAATAACAATATCACCAACAATGGCGCCAAGAATGTCACCAACAATATCATCACCTAAAATGACAATGGCGCCAACAATATCACCAAGAATGTTACCAACAATATCATCACCTAAAATGACAATGGCTCCAACAATATCACCAAGAATGTTACCAACAATGGCTCCAACAATATCACCAAGAATGTTACCAACAATGGCACCAACAATATCACCAAGAATGTTACCAACAATGGCACCAACAATATCATCACCTAAAATGACAATGGCACCAACAATATCATCACCTAAAATGACAATGGCACCAACTATAATACCTACTAATAGTAGTTGTGGTGTTGAAGTTGCAAAAGTTAAGAGAGATCTAGAAATTAAGATTAATCAATTAACTGAACAATTAAATATGAAACAATCAATTGCTAGTAGTTCTATGATAGCTTCTAAATATTATTCTTCTCTTATTAATGAATTAAATGAACGTGGTGTATTAGATGTGAATGAGATTCAAAATATTAAATTAAAATTAGACTCTAAATTATTATCAATTGATGAAGTAATTGCATCATTAGAAAAACTTAAAGCTAATTCTAAATCCAAAATAAAATCTGATATCAAGTCAGATCATAAATATAATGAATTACCATCTGAATTTTATTCTCCAATGGGTGGTAATATTGCAAATAATTGGGACAATCAATATACCATATTAGATACTAATAGATGGCAAGTCCCCATGCCCAGACCCCCAGTATGTATTAATACTGCACCTTGCAAGGTATGCCCATCTGAATCAGGATATTTCCCTGTAGTTACTACAAAAGATTGGGATCAATCAAGAAAAGTATCTAATACTAAAATAAATAAGGATTGGGCTAATGCACAAATGCCCTCTAACAAATAAATCAGGCTTTGTGCGGCTTGCCGATATTATCATAGTTAGTTACCTTTTGATAAATTTCAGGTGCATATTTACATTTTTTATATTTAATACAATGCCAAATTTTAGAAAGTCTTGTAGCTTCTTTCCAATCTATGTTTTTATTTTCTAATTTTTGTATATATTCTAACCTTTTATTAAATTGTGTGTTAGATTCTGATAAATATTGTAATAATTTAACATTTTCTTTCATATATTTGATAATGTGATAATTTGTTTCCATTAAATAAATAAAAATTGATATTAATAATATATAAAAACAATTTTTTATATACTATTAATGACTCATAAATTCGTAGCATCAAAAATTATTACAGAATTGCAACATTCTTTAAAATCTCTTGAAATAGATATAGAAAAATATGAAGAAATTCACCAAGAAAATATTAAATTGAAAAGAGATTTAGATGATAAAATAAATCAGTATAATATTATGGAACAAGAAATGAAGAATCAACGTGAAGAGTTAAATAATATGTCAAAAGTTTCTATGATTCAATCAATTACTAAACAATTATATGAAAAAAATAATTATATTAAAACTCTAGAATCTCAATTAGATAAATTTAAAACAAAAAAATCAGAATTAATTGAAGTGAAATCTAAAATATCTTGTGATGTAGTATTTGACCCAGAAAGTTTTGAAGAAATTAATGGTTATGAATTGCTTGTCTATAAAAAGAATTACTATCTACGCGATTTAGAAACAGATGAATTATATAGTATTATAGATAATAAACCAAATAATAAGGTTGGATTAATTAATAATAAGGGTAAAGTACAATTACATTGATTTATAATAAAGTAATAAATTGGCGTTTAATTAATATTTTTTTTATTAATATGGTTAATGAACATATTAGCAGGTATTGATTTTGGCACAACCAATACTGTGATATCTATTTTTGATAATAATAAATCAAAATTATTATTAGATGGGGTCTATAGAACTGTACCTTCTAAAATAGGTAGAATGAATGGAAATTTTTATTGTGGTAATTATATTCCTTTAGCTTGTACTGATATAGTACATAGTTTTAAAACAACTATAGGAACAAATACTACTTTCATATTAGATGGTATGACTTTTACTCATACTGATTTATTAGTAATCTTTTTCAAACATATTTTTGATTTAATAATAAAATACTTGGGAACAACAACATATAATATTAAGGCTGTTATAACTGTACCTTCAAATTTTATTGATATGCAACGTGAAATAATACGTTCTAGTTTTATTTCAGTTGGAATTGAGGTTATTCGTATTATTAATGAACCATCTGCTGCTGCGCTTGCTTATGGAATGAATCATTCTACTAATGCGGAAGAGAAGATATTAGTTATAGATACAGGAGGTGGTACAATGGATTTTACAATTTTACAAAAATCAGAT